TGAATATGCCAAGAAACATAGTATTTCCACTTTTACGTTGAGTGAGTGGAAAGCATTAAATCGAATTTGATAAAGGAGACTAAAAATATGTACGAATTACAAACAAAAGCAATTGAAGCAGCTCGTAAAGTGTTGATTGAAAATTTAGGCTATCAAACTGTTGAACCAGAAGATATGTTCATTGTTTGGTTTTGTAAAACCCTACAAAACTGGAAAGCCATTGTTAGTGGTAGGACTATCGAAGAATTTATCGAAGTTACACACAATGGGGACCGTAATGAAACATATGTTGATGTGTATTACAAAACTAAAAATGTATGCATTAAAGGTGAAAGCGAATTAAAAAAAGCTTATTTTAGCGGTAACAAAAAATGAAACAAATTTTGTATATAATTTATTACGTGTTAATTGTATTCTCTTTTATTACAGCTTTCTCATTTGCACTTGCAACTGTACTTTGGTTAGTTGGCATCTTAGACGTAAGTGTATGGGCAGTAGCTAAAACATTTTTGGTTCTTGCAATAAATGTAGTGTCAATTATATTAACAGAAAATAGGATAAACAAATATGAATAACTTTGGACAGGATTTTAACGATTATTCATTTGATGAATGTGAAACTGTTATTAAGAAAATTGCAAAAGATTTTGAAGAAAAACGACGTGAAGCAATCGCAAAATTATTTAAAATGCCTTTAGGTAGTGAAGATGTTATTCCTGAAATTTGTATCCATAAAAGAAACATAAGATTTTCTTATAAAACAAAAGTGGCAATCATTGAATATCAGGAACCATTATGTTTGACTGTTGAACGTGGATTATCTGATTCAATGTCATTGGCTAGATTTGTTAGCGATGTAACAAAAGAAATTGGCCGTTTATATGAAAAAGCAATATGTGACATAAGAAAGAGGCAGATAAATGTATAGGATTATACGTGAAAGCGAAAAAATAAGACTACAACAAAGAATTGATCTATGTGGTGCCATTATTGGATTAATAGTTATGGGTATTTTTCTATTGATTTATTTATTGGTAATGTTGGTATATTTGATTAAATGATGTATGGGCGGTGAAATATCCGCCCTATCATAAGAGGTGAGTAAAATGAACGAAGAAAAGAAAAATGAATTAAGTGTTGGTGAGCCAGAATGGCAGGCTAGATTTCGTGGAGAATATAAACAGCTAAAAGATCGTTACAATAAACTTCACAGAATGATTGTTAAATATGATGCAGGAACCTTAGATTTTAAACCAACTTGTCCTATTGAACTATTGCGTAGACAAAAAGCTGCTATGGGAGAGTATTTAAACATACTTGAAATTAGAGCAGAAATTGAAAATGTGCATGGCTTAGATAGTGATGATAAACCTAAATTAAAAAGCGATTATGAAATAACGAAGAATGGAAGATTTGCATGAGTAACTATAAGAGGTGAGTATGAGACTTTATAGTACGTTATTTGAAGAAGGAATAGATAATGCTATTAAACTTTTATCCGGTGCGTTAACCATTGTTAATATTGATGATGTTTATATGCCTAAAGTTACATATGATTTTAATAGTTTTTTAATCAAATATGAAATTGGTAGTGTGCACATTGGACACAGGGTAGATTTAATGGAAATTCAACATTCAAAGATACCTTTAGAAGAATTTGTGTATAACATAAAACGTCATGTTTTAGCTGAGTACTTCCGTATATATGAAAATAAAAATAAATTAATGTGGGATGCCGTACAAGATGAAATAAAACAAAATACAATCTCTGATACCTTGAAATCTTGTATAAAGTTAGCAGGTGATACCCATGAATGAAATAGTTGTTATAAACATTCTATTGGCGATTTACCTTGTGGTTATTTTTAAAATGTCCTATTACTCGTATCGTGAAGCCGCTGCATTAAAACATTTTATGGTTTCTGATGCATATAGAATGCAATTGCAGAAAATTGTTAGATCACAAATACGTGATATGGTGATATGTAGTATTCTGTTTGTTTTAAATATTGTTTGTGTGGTGGTCCTATGGTAGAACTTAGTAAAAAGGAATATCGTGAACTAGCATATGAATACCTGCATGAGGCAAGTAAAGCAGCATTACGGATTAAATCGTTAAAGCGTAATATCCAACGCATTAAAAACGATATCACGTCATTACGGGCTGTAAATTATGGTAAAGAACGAGTAGATGGTGGTGAACCATCTGGTATTGAAGATGATATTAACCGGCTACTTGATATGGAAATGAGGTACAAACGTCAAATCCATGAACTACTTACCAAACGTGATGATGCTTGTCATATGATTGATTCACTAACCAATACAGTTGGATCTATTATCCTCATGCAACAATATATCAATGGTATGTCTGCTAAAGGGGCTTATGCATTTGTGGGATATGGCGAATCGCAAGGAAAAGAATATAAGAATTTGGCTCTTCTTGAATTAGGTTATAAACTCCGCCTAAAATCGGCTTAAATCGGCTAATTCCGACCTTTTAAGTCCCCTATATCTATGATATATTGTAAGTGGAAGAACATGAGTTCATTTCCTAAGCATTTAGAGTACCAAACGCAAAAAGGCGCATCTTAATTGATGTGCCTTTTTTGTTACAGAAAATTATGACACAAATACACTGCATCAAGCACAAATGCTTGAATAATAAAAATGGAATATGCACGGCCAATGAAATATTCTATGATGGCTTATGTCAATCCTATATTACGCATTCAAGCGCTAGCAAAAATTCATGCGGATTATGTGTAAGGAAAAATGGGAAGATGATTCGCAAGGGCGGTAATACATTAAAGTGAGGTGATGATCCATTGCGAGTAAATAGAAAAAACTGGTTGACTGACCCTGATAATTTATTACGTGCAGAAGGTTGGGCTCGTGATGGCCTTACTGATGAGCAAATAGCAAAAAATATAGGTATTTCAATTAGAACTTTATACGACTGGAAAAAGAGTTCGCCGCAGTTTCTGCAGTCCCTTAAAAGAGGGAAAGAAGTTATTGACCTTGAAGTTGAAAATGCATTGCATAAACGTGCTATAGGTTACGAATATGAAGAGAAAACATACGAGAACGGTAAGCTTGTTAAAGTTGTAAAGAAACAACAGCCCCCAGATGTTACAGCTCAAATATTCTGGTTAAAAAACCGTAATCCTGAAAAATGGAGAGATACGAAAAATATCGATGTCAAAGGTGAGCTTACGGTGTCTGCTATGGATAAATTGAAAGCTGCACGGGAGAGAGCTAATGGAAAAACATGATGAGTTAATAGAGGCATTAGGCGCTCTTACACATGATCCGTTAGCGTTTGTATATTTTGCCTATCCTTGGGGAGAGCCGGGGACGCCATTGGAGAATATGGAAGGTCCCGATGAATGGCAAATTCAAATCTTAAAAGACATCGGTGAACAATTAAAGAAGGGCAAAGACCTACAAACCGCTATTCAAGAGGCGGTAGCATCTGGCCATGGTATCGGTAAATCAGCACTGATATCATGGCTTATTCATTTTGCAATATCTACTCATGAGAATACTCGTGGCGTAGTTACTGCTAACACGGAAGGTCAGCTCAGAACAAAAACATGGCCAGAACTTAGCAAGTGGCATAATATGTTTATTGCTAAAGATTTATTTACGTATACGGCCACAGCTATTTTTTGTAGCGATAAAGATTATGAAAAGACATGGCGCATCGATGCCATTCCTTGGAGTAAGAATTCCCCTGAATCATTCGCTGGTCTACATAACCAAGGTAATCGGATATTGGTTCTATTTGATGAAGCCTCTGCTATTGATGATGTCATTTGGGAAGTTACTGAAGGGGCTCTTACAGATGCTAACACTGAAATTATTTGGTGTGCATTTGGGAACCCTACTCGTAATAGCGGTCGGTTCCGTGAATGCTTTAGGAAATATAGAAAATTCTGGAATACATATCAAATTGATAGCAGAACTGTTAAGATTTCTAACAAAGCTAAGATTGAAGAATGGTTAGAGGCTTACGGTGAGGATTCTGACTTCTTTAAAGTTCGTGTACGTGGCGTGTTCCCTTCCGCATCAGATTTGCAGTTTATCTCTACTGAAATTGCTGACAAGGCACAAAAACAATCGTATAAGCTGGGAGCATTTGACCATTTACCGGTAATCATTGGTGTGGATCCTGCGTGGACTGGTTCAGACTCTTTAGAAATAGTAATGCGGCAAGGCTACTATATGAAGTCACTCGCATCTGTCCCTAAGAATGACGATGACTGGCGTATGGCTCAACTCATTGCTCAGTTCGAGGACGAATACAAAGCTGATGCCGTATTCATTGATATGGGGTACGGCACAGGGATATATTCTATCGGTAAGCAATTAGGCCGCAAATGGCGGTTAATTGAGTTTGGCGGTAAGAGTAATGACCCTGTATATCTCAATATGAGGGCTTACATGTGGGGCCAAATGAAAGAATGGCTTCGTGAGGGCGGTTCTATTCCACCAAATGATCAAGCACTGTACGATGATATCGTAGGGCCTGAAGCGATCATTGATAAAAATGGCCGTATTCAGCTTGAAAGTAAAAAAGATATGAAAGACCGAGGGTTGCCATCACCAAATAAAGGCGATGCATTAGCCTTGACCTTTGCTGCGCGGGTCGTTAAAAAAAGCGAAACAGGCAATAGGATTGTAGC